GTTAGAGCGATCAGCCATATATTTGTTTGCGTCGTCGGTTTCGCGTTGTCCGCCGATACCAAGGACAGAACCAAACATATTGGCTACGCCAGTTGTAATGCCGTCAAGTAGACCCATTAGAACCTCCCTAGTGTACTAGGTACGGAGTATGTGAGCATTGGTCGAGCGTGAGTATATTGAATCCATGCATCGAAAAGTAGATGAGGTGCTCCGGTTACTGCGATGGCCCGTTCGATTGGAGTGGTTTGTTCGATGAATGTACTGTTTAGGGCCGGTGCAGAGCCGAATTCTTCGGCTAAATGCCACATGTCTAATGGGTTTGAGTAAGTAGATCTAAATTCTCCGTGGATTTCTGATGGTTTGTAGCGGTATTCAGCGTAGCGTTCTTGGTATCCGAATACTGTGGAGTCTGCTGGTGTTCCTTGTGCGTAGATTTCGCCAAGTAAGACTTCTTGTTCGCCGATTTCTTGTAGTTTTGGCCAGAAGAAGTCGTAGCGAGTTTGGCGTTTCCACATTCTGTTTAAACCTTGCTGATATGTAATGTCACCGCGTGCACACGCGAGACCGATAACATAGCCGTGTTCAACGAATGATTTGGTAAAGCCGACGCTTGATCCAGCAGAGGAAGAAGTACCGAAGGCTGCGAGTTGACCTTGTGGATCGGTGCCGGAAGTTGGTGCTGTTTGAGCTACTGGATGCGAGTTGATTCTTGTTTGTCCGCCGCCAAGATATTCTGGACGTTGAAGTCTGAAGTCGGGCGATGTGACGTTAAAGTGGGCTTGTAGGATTTCTACGTACCTGGTGCCGCCTCTGGCGTCAAGTTCGAGCATGGACTGTATTTGCCAAGCTTCGCGTAGATCGTTGATTGTAGCCGCCGTAGCGTTCGTTAAATCGGCAAATAAGCCATCGCCGGGATCGAGTGAAAGATTTTGAGTTGCATTTTGTAAGTGGCCAGCTCCGTCAGTTCTTAGGAAGGTAGTTGATACGTCGGGAGTGTTTGTGCCGCCAAGGTATACGTTCCAGCCAGTTGCTCCGGATACGCGTCCGATTGGGGCAGTTGTTCCTAAAGGTAGGTCAATAGCGGTTCCTTTTTGGGGCCATGGTAAGCAAGATGTGAAGTAGTCATGACGTTTTCCGCGTTTTAGAAGAGCATATTCTGTGTCTGCGTCAGGTCCGTCGTCTTTTGAGACGGGAATGGAGTCTTGCATGTTTTGGTCACGGAACCATGCGTTATAAATTAAATTATACGATCTTAGGGGTAATGCATTAATTTCTAAGTTGTCGACGTCCGTAGGAATTCCGAATTTGTCATATATGGATCCTACTGTGGCTCCAGAGCCTGTGTTGATTTCTACGATTGGGATTAAGAAGTCTGTAGGGTCACCTGGGTCGTCTTGTGCTCCGTTGAATTTTTCCCAGTTTTCCCATACTAGGCGGTTTGGTACGAAGAAGAAAAAGTAATCTATGTACATATTGTCCATTATGGGTACTTTTTGAGTTGCGAGACGTGCGAATGTGTTTAGGTTAACGTTGCATGTGTCTCCGGGTAAAATTTCGTCTACGAATATTGGTACGAGGTAGTCAAAGTCGAATGTGTCTTTGACTGTGAATGAGCGGTCGAATTTGCTTCGAGCCATGTTTACATCTGGGATTTGAGCGAAGCTGTGTTGTGATTTTCTATTACCTAACATACGTTCTCCTATAATTTTATGTTTTTTTGTAAAACTTCTGTTTTACGTTTGAGTATTGTATCGCGGACTTTGTGCTTGTCTATAAGTCTTTTGAATGAGCCGCGTGATGATTTTTTAAGGTTTGCTAATTTCGTTTGCAATGATGTCTTTTCTTCTTTTGCTGATGCCTCCAATGTTATACGTGATTTTGTTTCTGTTACATAATGCTTGTAGAATTCTGGATGGTGTTTTTTTAACCAGTTTTCGTAGTATCTTGGTATACCCGATTTGGAACCATCTGGAAGTATTATGAAACCATGGTTGAATACGGATTTGTAATATTTTTCTAGCCATTTTTTTCCGATGGCATTTTTGCAGGATCGTTTTGAGATTGGTTCATAGTCATGTTGGCCATCTTTTCCATGCCTAAGTTTTTTAGTTGCGTATCTAGCAACATAGCCAGCAGATTGGAATGTGATTTCTCCAATTTCTGATGGTCTTTGAGTAGGGTCGTTAAGTCCCCAGAGGGAGTCAAGAGTAGCCGAAGTATAGATCTTATCACCATTATCACTAGTTCGATAATGCTGTCGGTCTGAGGGTGTCCAGTTGAAGATGAGGGCGTGGAAGTGAGGTCGTTTTGTTGTATCTCCGTATTCTCCTGTTCCGAGAATACTAATTTTGATGGATTCATAGTGTACCTTTCTTTCTTCTTTAGTTAGTAGGTTCCAGTTGTGCTTTCCGTATTGTTTTATATAATCGCGATTAATTTTCTCGCGAAGTCTTTTTACGAATAGTTGGAAATCGTTATATTGTAATTTGGGACTTTTTAGATGTTCGTCTGAGTATGTAAGAGTAATGAATGAATTTTTTTCATACATTTGTGCTTCGTGTACGCAGCGTAGAGCGGTTTGTCGTGCTTTTTCAAGTCTACAGGATAGACATTTCCCACATGGTAGTTGAAATGATGCATATTCTTTGCTAGCTTTAAGAGGAGACCAGCAAAGGGTTTTTCCGTCAGGATAGAATCCGACTGTTCGAGGGCTTGTGCACTTCATCTGCATGGGCCTTTTTTTTTATAGTCTAATGCCGCCACGGAATTTCCGTGGGTTCATGTTGTTTACTTTGTGGATGCCTGTATTTTTTCGGAAAGATTTCTTTGAATGGGATTTTGACATAGGTCGTCGTTTCATGTTTGAACTCCTTTGTTTGTGACAGTTTTTATTAAAAGCTGTCAGTGGGCATAATTACAACAAGAGAATGAATTATGCCCACTTGCGTTACAAGTTTCTAGACTTTACCTTTTAACGCGGTTGCTTTGATTACGTGACTTGGTGTGTCTAGGACTTGTATTTTTCCTGTTATGTCGTCGTAGCCTCCAAGGTAGTACAAGTCGAAGTCTTCTGGATATTTTGCAGTCATCGATTTTTCATCGTTGACGAGAGCTGAGAAGTTACGTTCGGCTTCGCCGTGTGTTTTTTGGAAGAATGGTTGGCCGTAATGTTCGGCCTTTGAATCTCTGATAGAGAATATTTTTAGTTGCATGTTGTCTCCTTTGTTTGTTGTTTGGCTGCGCTTCCCAATATCGGTCCGCTTTCAGCGCTGGTTATGTTGTGTAGGAGATTGACGTTGTCAAGGTTCGTAGGGAGAAATTTTGATAAAGAGTACTTTATCAAAATTTCTCCATGGGACTAGGAGGGTCCCTCGCGTGGGTACCACCATTAAGGTGGGCGTATCCCCTGGGAGGGACATCCTGTCCGCGCTCAGACGTCGCTTTTGTCTTGTCGCTCACTTCGTGTTCGCTGTGTTTGGATTGTATCCATTCTAATCATAGGCGTCTACTTGTATAGCCTATGGCTTAGAAAGGAGTTTTTATGAAGATTGATGAGATAGTATTTTTAGCTAGAGAGTATTTTGATAGTTTGTTGAGAGATGGAGTTGATTATGATGAGAGTATTGAGTTGATGATTGTGTATGTTGTCGCTTTAGCGAAGTTGTAGAGTAGTTTCCTACCGGCAGGATAGCCGGTAGGGTTTTTTAAGACGGGTCCGTTAGGTTACTTTTTTGGTTCTGTTTTGATTTCGTCGTTTGTTTTGATTTGTTCGTCGTTTTTGATTGGTTTTGGATTTTTGAGTCCTAACTTGATTGCCTCGTCTTGATTTTTTGGATCAGCTAGAAAGCTGATTAGAGCGTTAGGGTCGTTTTGGAATTTTTTTCTAACGTCTGATGGTAGCGTCATAAATGACGCTTGTGCTTGTAGCACTGTGTTTAGTGAAGATTGGTAATCTTTGATTTGAGATAGGTCAGCATACTGACCTTGTTTTTGATTTAAGTGTGTGATCATGCCGGTTGCATGATATTTTTTCATGATTTTATTTATGTTTGTTTGGTCTTGGAATTCTGGATGGGTAAGGGATGGTTTTTCGTTCAAGGTTTTTACTTTCACGTTATTTTGTAATTTAATGATTGTTTTCATTTTGTTTTTTCCTTTATGGAAGCATTAAGTCTGCTTTTGGGTTACGGGTTGGTTGTTTTTTGTTTTCTAATTTTATAGTTCTTGCGCCTTGTTTGTAGAAGTCTCGTGCGTTTGTTCCGATCGCTTGTTTTAGTTTTTTAACGTAAGGTCTAATTACGTCGTAAGCGTCGTTCATGGCTTCGCCTTTAATTGCATCTTTTCCAAGCGAGTACGCTTGTTTTTGTGAAAGATTCGTTTGGCTTTTAATAAGATTCGTAGTTGCTTTTTTGTTGTTTATATCCTCAGCAAGTGCCATTGCTTCGAGTGCAGAGGATGCGAATCTAGATAGGCCAGCGAATTCGTTTTCAACATGTCCTGGAGTACTTTGTCCTTGTGCTCCAGAGGCAGCAGCGCCTGGTGGCGCGCTTGCTCCTGCGTTTGCTGATAAAATGGGATTTAATCCGGCTTTTTTCAGGTCATCAACTTGACGTTGATGAGCTGTGTTTGCCATACGTTCTTGGAATCCCATTTGGGCTGATGCTTGTTGGGCTTGAAAGTCGCGGTTTAGGCGACCTTCAGCCATATTAGCATCGTTAGAGCGATCAGCCATATATTTGTTTGCGTCGTTGGTTTCGCGTTGTCCGCCGATACCAAGGACAGAACCAAACATATTGACTACGCCAGTTGTAATGCCGTCAACTCGCAGCCTTCGGTACTTCTTCCTCTGCTGGATCAAGCGTCGGCTTTACCAAATCATTCGTTGAACACGGCTATGTTATCGGTCTCGCGTGTGCACGCGGT